AAACAGATCACCTGGGCGGAGCTGCTTAAGAGACTGGAAAACGCCACCATGACGCAGGAGACGCAGAGCGAATATATGCGCATGGCCAAAACTGACCAGGACAAGATCAAGGACGTCGGCGGCTTCGTCGGCGGAACCTTAAAGAGTGGAAGACGTAAGACTGACACCGTGCAGAGCCGTAGCCTTATCACTTTCGATCTGGACTTCGCTCCGAACGACTTCGTCGAGACGATGCAGCTCGAGGCTCCTTATGCCTGGGCGATCTACTCGACTCATAAGCATAAGCCGGACAGCCCGCGCTACAGACTCATCGCTCCGCTGGATCGTGACGTGGATCCGGAAGAGTACGAGGCCATCATGAGGAAGCTGGCCGAGCACATAGGGCTCAAATACTTCGACCCTACTACCGTGCAGGCTTCCCGTCTCATGTACTGGCCGAGCTACTCACGCGATGCAGAGTATGTTTTTGAGTATAACGACGACAAGGTGCTCGTAGCTGACGAGATCCTGGCAGAATATCCGGACTGGAGAGATATGAGCTACTGGCCGCTCTTCCCGGATGAGATCAAGGTGCAGAAGCGCCGCCAGGATAAGCAGCAGGATCCTCTTAAAAAGAAGGGCCTCGTCGGTACCTTCTGCAGGACCTACACGGTACCGGAGGCGATCGCGGAGTTCTTGCCGGATATCTACACCCAGGTGGAAGGCAAGGAAGACCGCTATACCTATGCAGCCGGAACGACTTCCGGGGGCCTCGTTATCTATGACGATGGACTCTTCTGCTACTCTAACCACTCAACTGATCCGGCGCACGGTATGGACCTCAACGCCTTCGATCTGGTTAGGATCCACAAGTTCGGACACCTGGACGAGGATGTTCCTGAGGGAACTCAGGCGACTCGTATGCCTTCTTATAAGGAGATGGTGGACTTTATCCGTACAGATAAGAACTGCATCCGCACCTACGACGCTGATCGTAAGGCCTCAGCAGTCTCAGACTTTGAAGGAGACACGGACGCAGCTCCGCATGAGTGGAAGCTCGACCTTGCAAGGAATAAGCAGGGAGCTGTAGAGACTACCATCGACAACCTTCTCATGATCTTAAGGAAGGACGAAGCTCTGCAGGGCATCCAGTTCAATAAATTATCGAATTTTATCGAGATCACTGAGCCGCTGCCATGGAAAAAAGAGCTCACAGAGTGGAAGGACTCCGACGACTCCCAGCTCTACATCTACCTGGCCACAGAGTACAACAACTTTAAGCGCTCCGATATCTTCGACGCACTTAATAAGGTAGCCTTCGAGAGAAGCTTTCATCCGGTACGCGACTATCTTAAAGCTCTGCCGGAGTGGGACGGCGTCCCACGTATGGAGTCGATTTTTATCGATTACTTAGGAGCTGACGATGAGGAGTATACCAGGGAAGTGACTAAGCGCTGGCTACTGGCAGCAGTATCGAGAGCCAAGAGGCCCGGCGTAAAGTTCGACTACATCCCGGTAGTATCAGGCCCCGGCGGGATCGGTAAGAGCACCCTGGTGGCCAAGCTCGGCGGGCCATGGTTCAGCGATAGCTTAAGTTTTGAGGATATGAAGGACAAAACAGCGGCCGAGAAGATACAAGGCACCTGGATAAATGAGATCTCAGAGCTTAAGGGTATGCGCAAGATGGACATCGAGAGCGTTAAGAGCTTCGTATCCAGAACGGAGGACCGCTATAGAGCAGCATACGGCCGCAGAACCGACACGCATAGGCGTGGCTGCGTCTTTATCGGAACCAGCAACGCAGAGGATTACCTTAAAGATATAACCGGTAACAGACGCTTCTGGCCGATCAAGTGCTCAAAGAATCACAAGCTCAACGCCTGGGAGATGACTCAGGAAGACGTGGCTCAGATCTGGGCCGAGGTGCTCTTCTATTATGAAGATCTCGACGATAGGAGCCTGGTACTTAATAAGGACATGGATGCTATCGCAACGGCCAAGCAGGTCAGAGCTCTCGAGCAGGATGAGCGCCTGGGTATCGTGCAGCTGTATCTCGACAAGCTGCTTCCTAAGAACTGGGAAGACAAGGATCTCACGGAGCGCCGCTTCTTCCTGGATAACGACGAGGAAGGTACAGAGGCAAGGGATGAGGTCAGCGTGATGGAGATCTGGGCAGAGTGCTTTAAGATGTCGCCTGCTGCCAAGAAGAGAAGCGACTCCGATGATATAGTGAGGATCCTTTTACAGCTTGGCTGGATAAGAACCGAAAAGACGAAGCGCTTAAAACTTTATGGTCCGCAGGCTGTATTTAGGAGAGGATAGACGCTAATTGCAAAACGCTACTTACAGAGTGCAAAGTGTAAACAACTTTTTATTTACAAAAATCAATTTACACCGAAAAACCGCATAAACATGGGGCGCGGTAGCGTTTTGTAAATTGTAATTAGTATATCTATAAATATTATTTTTATATGTTATAGGCACATAAAAACACGCATATACACATATATACGCGTGCGTGCGCGCGATAATTACAGCGAGGTGAAAAATGAGAGAGAGGGATATAGAGAAGATCCTGGTCGATGGAGTAAAGAAGATCGGCGGCAAGGCTTTCAAGTTCGTATCGCCAGGTAATGACGGAGTGCCGGATCGGATCATAATAATGCCGGGCGGACGTGTGTACTTCGTGGAGCTTAAGACGGAAGTCGGGAGATTATCCGGGAGGCAGAAGATCCAGATGAGACTGCTATCGCGTCTCGGGTGCGAAGTGTGGGCCCTATGGGGTTCCGGCGATGTGAGGACTTTTTTGAGGATGTTAGGAGGAGACGATGATATACCAACCGCACGAATATCAGAAGCGGGCTGTAAGTTTTATCCGGGAACATGAAGCAGCGGGCCTCTTCTTGGAGATGGGTCTGGGTAAGACCGTGATCACATTGACGGCGATCGATGAGCTTATGAACGACTGCTTCGAGGTCTCCAAGGTCTTAGTGATAGCTCCCTTAAGGGTAGCGGAGGACACCTGGAGCAGGGAGAGCAAAAAGTGGGATCATCTGAACCATCTGACGATCTCCAAGATCTTAGGATCCGCAGCGGATAGGATCAAAGCCTTAAAAGCCCAGGCGGATATCTACGTGATCAACCGCGAGAATGTGGTCTGGCTTGTGGAGTACCTGGAAGAAAACCGGATCCGGTGGCCGTTCGATATGGTGGTGATCGATGAGCTTAGTAGCTTTAAGAATAATCAGGCGAAGAGGTTCAAGGCACTCCGTAAGATGCGGCCTATGATGGATAGGATCGTGGGCCTTACCGGTACACCGGCAGCTAACAGCCTGATCGATCTGTGGGCTGAGATGTATCTGTTAGATCGAGGCGAGAGACTTGGCAGAACCTTAACGGCATACCGGGGCAACTGGTTCCGGCCCGGATACGGTAACGGCTACGTGACGTATAAGTGGGAGCCAAGGCGCGGAGCGCTGGAAGCCATCACGAAGAGGATCGCAGATATAACCGTATCCATGAAGGCAGAGGACTATCTAACACTTCCGGACAAGGTAGAGACCACGATAGAGGTAAGCCTGGACGAGAAGGGCCTAAAGACCTACAAGGAGATGGAAAAGGAGAGCCTGATCACCTTAGACGGCGATGATATAGCAGCTCTCGATGCTGCTGCCGTTATGTCGAAGCTCCTGCAGCTTGCGAACGGTTTTATCTATGACGAGAACCATAACCCGAGGCATATACACGAGGCAAAACTCGAGGCCCTGGGCGAGATCATCGAAGCAGCTGAGAGCCCGGTGCTTGTATATTACAACTTCCAGGCAGACAAGGACGCGATCCTTGCAAAATTCCACGACGCGAGGCTACTGGAGAACGACAGCACCATCGAAGAGTGGAACCGCGGAAAGATTAAAATACTTTTAGCGCATCCGGCAAGCGCAGGCTACGGCCTAAATCTGCAGGACGGCGGGCATATCATGGCATGGTACGGGCTACCCTGGAGCCTGGAGCAGTATCTCCAGGCGGTGGCCAGACTCCAGCGTCAGGGTCAGAAGTATCCGGTCATGGTCTACCACCTGATCGCCAAGGGCACAGTAGACGAGCAGGTGGCCGCATCCCTTAGCAAGAAGGACATGACGCAGAGCACACTTATCAACATTTTGAAGGATAGGAGGACACAATGAAGAACACACTGACAGATCTCAATAACTATCTGTTTGAGCAGCTGGAGCGCCTTAACGATGACGAGCTGACTCCGGAGGAGCTGGATCGGGAGCTGCAGAAGACAGACTCGATCGTGAAGATCTCGGAGAAGATCATCGAGAACGGCGAGCTTGCTTTTAAGACCATGAAGCACCTGGACGAGTACGGATATCATCCGGACAAGAACGTAGGCGCGATCCCGCCTATGCTTACGGCTGGAGGTGATTGGAAGTGAGCAGGCGATATCCGAAGGAGCTGATCGAGTTCGTTAAAGAGCATGGAGGCGAAGGCACGATCGAGGAGATGGCTGAGAGGATCCGGAAGGAGTTCGGCATTGTGATCGAGTACCCTGCCATGAAGAGCTTTTTCTCGAATCACAAGATCCACGCAGCTCCCAGAAAGGGGAGAGCGAGACCTGAGAAAAAGATAACCACGCCGGAGATGGACGCCTTTATCCTGGAGAATTATAAAGGCACCGGCCACCAGGCTATGGCCGATCTGGTGAATGAGCACTTCGGCACCAGCTTCACGAAGGACCAGATCAAGGCGTACTATGCGAGGAATAAATTAAACAGCGGCTTGACCGGACGCTTCGACAAGGGACACGAGCCATGGACGAAGGGCAAACACTGGGACGAGTACATGAGCCCGGAGGCCCAGGAGCATAGCCGGCGAACTTGTTACGAGCACGCGCATATCCCGGATAATCAGCTACCGGTCGGAACTGTCCGGAAGACAAAAGACGGGTATCTGATCAAGAAGGTGAAGGCGAGGGGCTACCAGTGGGACAGATGGAAGCTGCTGCACCGTCTGATCTGGGAAGAGAAGAACGGGCCGATCCCGGAGGGGTATATCGTAGGCTTTAGGGACGGCAATAAAGAGAACTGTGACCCGGATAACCTGGTACTTATGACCATGGGAGAAAACGCGGTTATGAATAAGCGGGGCTATAGGGACAGCGGAAGCCCTGAGATCGCAGACGTGGGTCTGACACTTATACGATTGGAATCAACAGCAAAAAAGAGGAGGAGAAAATGAGGCTATATCTAAGCGGGCCCATAACTGGGGATAAAAACTATAGGGACAAGTTCAAAAGAGCGGAGCAGGCTCTCAGAGCTGACGGCATAAAGGACATCGTTAACCCGGCGGAGCTGATCGGAGTATTATCTCCGGAGGCTACGAGCTGGGAGGAGTATATGAGGATAGACCTGGAGCTTTTGGCCATGTCCGACGCGCTGATCTTACTGCCAGGATGGGAGAAGAGCCTGGGCTGTCAGCGTGAGCACGGCTACGCGGAGGCAGCAGGTAAGATCATCTTAGAGTTTGGTGAAATGATAAAGCACTGAGGAGGGACGACAGTATGGACGTATACGAAGTATTGGAGGGGCCTAACAGACTTAGGAGCCTCATAAAATCGAAAAAGGAGAAGAGGCTGGAGCTCATCATGTCTCTTTTTCCCGGCGCCATACGGTACGACAAGGACAAGGTGCAGACTGCACCGTCCGATAAGATGAGCGATATTATGGCCAGCGTGGACGATCTTGATAACGAGATAGCCGAGCTCAGGGAAGAACTCCGGGAAGCCAGGAGGACGATCGAAGCCCTTCCGCTTCCGGAGCAGGAGCTTCGGGTCATCTGCCTCAGATACGAGGACGGGCTTACGTGGGAAGACGTGGCCAGGGCTGTGCATAAGTCCCGGAGCACTGTCCACAGAATCCACAAGTCAGCTGTGGATAAACTTAAAATACACAATATCTTGTAGTTATGTTAAGTTTTAGTTGACATGACACACTAAAAATGGTAATTTGATAGTGAGTAGAACTATGGGAGGAGGAGCGGATGCGCTTCTCCTTTTGTGCATACGGAGGTTTTTATGCGGGAGATATGCGAACAAAGCGAAGATTATGCCCGCATAGGAGCGGAGCTGATCAGATCAGAGAAGAGCCTGCACTGGATCCTGGAGACAGAGGTCAGCGTGGGCTTCATGAGCAGCAACAAGGCAAAGGTATCAAACGGGAAGACGGTCTTCGGACAGTGTGAGAGAGTACCCGATAAATACAAGGCCTTTATCCCGTATGACTTTCTGATAACTGTGTACGAGCCGAACGTGATCGATTTTACGAGCCAGCAGGTGAGGATCCTGCTGCATCACGAGCTACTGCACTGCGGCGTGAACATGAACGCAGAGCCGACCTATAAGGTCGTGCCTCATGATGTGGAGGAGTTTAACGAGATAATCGATCGATACGGCTTAGATTGGAGCGAGTAGCATGGCAAAAGTCGGCCGTAAAACTAAATACGACGACTTTGTAGACCGTAAGGGTCTCATCCTGGTGGAAGGATGGGCTCGTGACGGTCTTACTGACTTGCAAATATCTAAAAATATCGGCATCGCGATGTCTACGTTCTGCGAATGGAAGAACAAACACCCGGAATTTTCGGAAGCCTTAAAAAGATCCAAGGAGGCGGCTGACTATGAAGTCGAGAACGCGCTCTTCAAAAAGGCCAAGATGGGCGATGTGACTGCCATGATCTTCTGGCTTAAGAATAGGCAGCCGAGAAAATGGCGCGATAAGGTCAGCTTCGTAGATGAGACGCAGCTGGCTAAGCTTGACGAGATGACTACCATGATCGACCAGATCCGAAGAGAGGATCCGGATGAGTAGCCCGATCTCAAAGATGCAGAGAGAATATATCAAGCGCTCAAAGCATCGCTGGAACATAAAGACCGGAGCGACCGGTTCCGGTAAGTCATGGCTTGATTATACGTTAATGCTTCCGTACCGGATCAGATCCTGCACGGGAGAAGGCCTGATCGTAATGATAGGCAATACACGCGGAACGCTCGCCAGGAACATCCTGGACCCGATGCGTGCGATCTACGGCCCGGATATGGTCGGGATCATAAAGAGCGACAATACTGCGGACCTCTTCGGTAAGAAGGTCTACTGCCTGGGAGCTGACAAGGTTAACCAGGTGGCAAGGATCCAGGGCGCGACGATCGAGTACTGCTACGGTGATGAGATCACAACCTGGTCGCAGGAAGTGTTTGAGATGCTTAAGAGCCGACTCCGTACAGAGCGGAGCTGCTTCGATGGTACGTGTAACCCGGCAGATCCGGAGCACTGGATGAAGAAGTTCCTGGAATCAGATGCGGATATCTTCCTCCAGGAATACACGATATACGATAACCCGTATCTCCCTAAGGGCTTCGTAGATGAGCTCTGTAAGGAATACGCCGGCACCGTCTACTATGACCGTTACATCCTCGGCAAGTGGGCGAGAGCTGAGGGCCTGGTCTTCCGCTTCTTTGCGGATAACCCTGAGGCCTACACCTTTACTGATGACGAGCTCTACGAGAAGAACAAGGAGGGCATCGTCAAGATCGACCAAAAAGGTAATCCGGTCCTGCTGCCGATCAGTAAGATCGTCATGGGTGTGGACTTCGGAGGCAACGGATCGGAGACGACCTTCGCACTGTGGGGCTACTATGGTAAGTATCACGACTTTAAGGTCTTAGAGGAGGGCGGTCTTCCGCTCACCGATGACATAAATGCAGACGACATCTGCAGAGCCTGGCTGGACTTCTACAAGATGGTCCTTAAGAAGTACGGGCGAGTAGATTGGATCTTTCCGGACTCGGCCAGCTCGACGATGATCAACAGCTTAAGGGCGACAGCCGAAGCGGCCGGACTTCCTAAGCGCAATATCGCAGGCTGCAGGAAGAACGAGGTCAAGGACAGACCCAGAACACTGTCCCGGTTATTCAACTCGGGACGCTTAAAGGTAAACAGACGCTGCGAGAACACGATCAGAGCGTTCTCGTCGCTGGTATGGGATCCTAAGGATCCGGACAGACCGGAAGATAAGAACATCGGGAACATCAACGACTGGTATGATGCGAACTGCTACTGCTTCCTGGACTTCGTCGAGTATATCGATCTGAACACATAGGAGGGCTACAATGGCCGACGAAAAGAGTAAAGTAACCGCTGCCATAGCGCAGCTCAAAAAGATGGGCTACAAGTACAACGACAACGCCCAGAACATTATCGAGATCTGTGATCAATGGTATACCAACGAGGAGAGCGACTTCCACACAAGGAAGAACCTAAACGGCCAGGAGGTACACCTCGAGAAACTTAACTTTGCGAAGAGATGCTGCAGCGATGACGCTAATCTCTGCGAGATCGTGGAGATCAACGCCGGAGAGAACGAGGGCAAGTTTGACGGCGTGCAGGAGATCCTGGATGATAACCGCTTCGATGTTATGTATCGTAAGCAGCTGGAGAGACTTGCCGCATCCGGTACGGTAGGCTGCTACATCCGCCTGGATAACGCTACGCTCTTAGATAATGGCAGTGTAACCGGTGGAGATATCCGCATCAACTACGTGAACGCGGCCGGAATCGTTCCGCTCACTGTAGATAATGACGACGTTATAGAGTGCGCTTTCGTAGGTGCCGATCTGGTACGTGGCCACAACGAGCAGACGCTTGTAGTGTTCACAAGGGACGAAAACAAGCTCTACACTGCCGAGACTTTCGTGTTCGATGAGAACGGCCACCTCTTAGATGACCGTCACATCGTTATCCAGCTCGGCGATGTTAAGCCCTTCGCGATCATGAGGACCGCGGAGGTCAATAACCTGGACGATATGGAAGGCTACGGCCTGCCTAAACTATACAACGCCATCCCGGCGCTCAAGGTCATGGATCTGTGCTGGAATATCCTGCATGGAGATCTCTCTAAGGGCGATAAACTTCTCCTGATCAACGAGCTACTCGCGACAGTGAAGAAGGACGCAGATGGCAACCCGGTAATGACTGAGGAGCAGAAGAGGCTCTTCATACTCCTGGGCGAGAAGCTTCCGGATCAGAAGAGCCTGATCCAGGAATATAACCCGGAGATCCGTACCGGAGCGATCAAGGAAGCCATGGAGCTCTCGCTCTCACTGCTCTCCATGATGTTCGGATACGGCACCAAGAAGTACACCTTCGAGAACGCTCAGATCCAGACGGCGACCCAGTACATCGGAGAGCGCCAGGACGAGATGCAGGAGCTCAATAAGCAGCGCCAGGAGGCGACAGCTTACATCGAGGGCATCGTCGAGGCGATCGTGTGGTTCTCTAACACCTTCCAGGGTACGACCTGGGAGCTCGATGAGGAGATCTGCATAGAGTTCGATGACAGCTATATCGAGGACAAGGTCAGCAAGCTGGAGCAGATGAGAGCCGACGCGCTCAGCTTCCCGGAGGTTAAAGAGTTCACCATCCTCTACGTGATGGAGCGACTCAACTGTGAGAGAGAAGAGGCGATCTCCTACATCAACGGCACGGATCCGGACGAAGGAGACGAACCGGAGGACTAATATATGGCGTTAACGGATGAGCAGATCGAGAAGCTGGCAGATGACTATCTGGTCGGCATATATCAGAGAATGGAGAAGGATGTCCTGCAGGATATCGCGAGACGCGTGCGCAAGACTGACCGCTTCACTGAGACAGCCGAGATCATGGCCCGCAATATGCACGAGCAGGGCTACTCTACAGCGCAGATCTACGCCGAGGTCATGAGGATCCTCCAGGCTGATCCGGAGTATATCCAGTTTGTAGCCGAGAACACTAAGGCCTACAAGGCTGAGGTGACTGAGATCATAAACCAAACAACACGCGACGCCAAAAAGGCCGGCAACGAGCTCGTAGCAGAGGCCGGCGATATGGCTTTTAACAATGACATGAGTATGTGGGAGCTTGCAGGGCAGGATCTCAGCAAGCCCAACAACATGACGCAGATAATCAACAGCTTCCAGAAGGATCTGAACGGACAGCTTAAGAACCTCACCGGGACGACCGGCTTCAAGGGCACGATCTTAGGCACGACCGGAGTAAAGCAGGCCTATCAGAGAGCACTTGATACAGCTCTCCTGGAAGTATCGACCGGGACCTTCTCCTTCGATGAGGCGGTCAATAAGGTCGTCACGGAGATGGCCCACTCAGGCCTCAGAAGTATAGATTATGCTTCCGGCCGGAGCTATCAGCTCGACACCTCAGCGCGGATGTGCGTACGGACTTCCATGAACCAGATGGCTGGAAGGATAACAGAAGCGAACTGTAAAAGCTCCGGCGTGGATCTTGTAATAGTATCACAGCACGAAGGCGCTCGTCCTGAGCACGCAGATGTCGAGAACAAGGTCTTCTCGATGTCCGGCAAGTCGGACAAGTATCCGGACTTTAGCGATCCGCTGCCATGCGACGGTGGCGAGGGCGCCGGATATGGCGATGCTGCAGGTATCTGTGGCGTTAACTGCAGACATACTTTTTATCCGTTTTGGGAAGGGATCAGCGAGATCCCGGAGCCACTGGAGACCTGGGAGGAGAAGGAAGTAGACGGTAAGACCTACGACTACTATGACGCCACTCAGCACCAGCGCAGCATGGAGCGAGAGATCAGAGCCTTAAAGCGTGAGGAGTATGTCGCAGATCAGGAGCATAAGGCAGAGATCGACAGAAAAATAAAAGCAAAAACGCAGGAATACCACCGCTTTAGCGAAGAGGTAGGTATCCGGCCAAAAGATAACCGGCTCAGGGTAGTAGCCTGAGACCTATCGCGACGTGGAGCAGTCCGGGAGCTCGCCAGGATCATGTCCTGGAGGTCGGAGGTTCGAATCCTCCCGTCGCAATTTCCCACCGGAGAAAGTCCGGTTAATAAATCATTTTAGGAGGATCTAAGTATGAAGAACATCGAGAACATTCTCAAAGACGCAGGCCTGGAAGTCACAGCCGAACAGCTGGCGGCTATCGACAAAGAGGTCAAGGAGAACTACAAGACAGTCACAGACTACGAGAAGCAGAAGGACAAGCTCAGCGCTGCCGAGGACAAGGTTAAGACTCTCACAGAGAGCCTGGACAAGTTCAAAGACGTGGATGCGGACAAGCTCAACGGCGAGATCGCAGACCTTAAGAAGCAGCTCGAGGAGAAGGATAAGACCTTCGCGTCCCAGATCGCGGATCGAGACTTCGACGATCTTGTAAAGGACGCCATCGCTGAGGCTAAGGGTAAGAACCCTAAGGCTATCAAGGCACTTCTGGACGTGGAAGCGCTTAAGGCATCCAAGAACCAGAAGGACGACGTTGCTGCAGCTCTCAAGAAGCTCGCAGAAGCAGAAGACAGTAAGATGCTCTTCGGCGAAGATCAACCGGCGCCGGTCGGCAAGGTCGGGGCCATCGGAAAAGTAACCGGAGGAACCAGCGGGGACAGCTTTATGGACTCCATAAGAGCAGCCGCAGGACTCTCCACATCATCATCAAAAAGTGAAGGAGAATAAATATCATGGCTAACAGCATTACATTATTCAAGCAGCAGATCACTAATATCCTCGATGAGGTATATAAGGCAGCATCCCTTACATCTGTACTCGATGGAGCTTCTGAGCTCGTACAGCAGGGTGCAAACGCTAACGAGCTCATCATCCCTAAGATGAGCATGGACGGACTTGGAGACTACTCTAAGGCTTCCGGATACGTAAACGGCGACGTAACTCTCTCAAATGAGACCGTATCCTGCAACTTCGACAGAGGTCGTATGTTCACAGTAGACAACATGGACAACATTGAGACCGCCGGCGTAGCTTTCGGACGTCTCGCTGGTGAGTTCATCCGCACTAAGGTAGTGCCTGAGCTCGATGCTTTCCGTTTCGCTTGCTATGCAGGTGCTTCTGGAATCAGCACAACTACAGCCGCTAACCTTGCAACTGGCGCCGCTGTAATCGCAGCTATCTCTGCAGCAGTAGACGGTATGGATAACGACGAAGTTCCTCAGGATCAGCGTTATCTCTTCATCACTCCTACTCTTCTCGGCCTCGTTAGAGACATGGATACAACTAAGAGCAAGGCAGTGCTTGATCAGTTCGCTGGCGTTGTTAAGGTTCCTCAGAGCCGTTTCTACACTGCTATCGATCAGAACGATGGAACTACTTCCGGCGAAGAGGCTGGCGGATACGCTAAGGCTTCCGGAGCTAAGAACATCAACTTCATGATCATCCATAAGCCTGCGCTTATCCAGTTCGAGAAGCACGTAGCTCCTAAGATCGTTACTCCTGAGCAGAACCAGAGCGCTGACGCTTGGAAGTTCGGCTACAGAAACGTATCTATCGCTGACGTATACGATAACAAGGTTAAGGGCATCTACCTCCATAAGGCAGAGTCTTAATCGTAGGACAAGGAGGACGACATTATGCAGATGAAATTCTCAGGGGGCTGGACCCTCGACGATCTTAACGATCACATCTCTGTAGCAGTAGACACTAAGCTCGCAGATGCGCATAAGCGTCCCTTCCTTGGCGTGACTCTTACCGCAGCATCTAAGAAGGTCACACTTGACCTCGATGATGGCGATATGATGATCCTCGTCAACGAAGGCAGCACTAACGCGTTCACAGTCAAGAACGTAGACGGCGACACCGGCACAAGCGTAGCAGCTGGCCAGGTAGTCCTCGTTATCGCTTCAAGAACTGCCAACGCTACAGTCGTAAAGGCGCTCTATACACCTGCAGGTTAAGGAGGCAAACTATGAGGACAGTGGGATGGGTAGATCCTGCTGCCGATCAGGAACCTAAAAAGGTAATCGCGGAGCCGGTGGAAGCACCGGCTCCCGTTATATCCGAGGAACCTGAGGCGGTAGAGGAAGAAAAACCTAAAAAGACCGCTCGAAAGAGCACTAAAAAGTAACAAGGAGGGAGCTATCTATGGCCGCACTTGTATCGTGGGAGTATTATAGCTCCCTTTATTCTGTAGTATCACAGACCGACTTCGCTAAAGCCGAAGCGCTGGCCGAGAAGGAAGTGATCCGGATCGTGGGACTTATTCACTGGAGCGAATTAAACCTCGAGCACCTCGAGGATGAGCTCTATGGTGATCAGCTTAAGGACTGCATCTGTAAGGTCATCAACTTCATGGCAGAAGCACCTAAGGCCCAGGGTAAGGGAGTCGCCTCTGTATCAAACGATGGCTACTCTGAGAGCTACGTCCTGCAGAAGCAGAGCGACGCTATCGAGGAGCTTGGCAAGAACATCCGGAGCTGGTTATCCGGCACCGGGATAGTGAGGGCGTACTAATGGCACTATTCACTGATAAAGTAACTGTATACCAGAAGCAGAGCGATGGGACTACACTCCGGACAGTCGTGCCGGGAGTACAGTGGTCTGACGTGACGGATAAGTCGCTATCTACCGGCAAGCTTACATTATCCAAGTCTGCGAACGTCACCTTCCCGGAGGAGACTTTCGGCCTGATCGACTTGTCTACCTTCACCGAAGAGGACGCGATCGTCTACG